CTTTTTTCGCTGCGTTTTTTTACTTTAAAAATACGCATTTCTTCGTGGTGGAGGCAATGCAACAAAATGCGAACTTACAATTCTTACACCATCATTGCTTGCTATCTCCAATATTTTCAAGAAATAGTATATCACATTTTCTTTCGATTGTCAACAAAAACCGGCAGTACAAAACAGGAAACCTCCTGCTGTACTGCCGGTTTTTTCGTTATTTGCATCGGATTATTATTTCTGTGTTACTTGAAATTATCCCAAGACACATACCCCGTGACATACTTCCCCGCCGGCTTTTTACCGCAGGAAGCCGCCGTAGTAGTAACACGATACCGTCCCAGCTTGCACGGTACGCCGTCGTAGATGTAGTACGTTCCGGCGGTCAGCCGTGAAGCAGGTGTGGTAGTAGTTTCGTTGGCGAACAGCGGTACATTGCTGCCGATGTGCACCGCCTGGCCTTTCGCAAACTTCCCGGAGCTGCTGTTGGTATACACCGCCTTCCCACTGGAATCGAAAACAGAATACCCTGCCTTGCATGCCTTCTTGGCGTTCTCCAGAGAAGCATATGCGCCGAGCTGACTCTTCATATCGTTCGCGCTCTTTCGGACTCTGTACAGCTGCGCGTTGGATGGCTTTGCGGCAGAAGTGCCATTCAGATAGGCTTGCACCTTTGCTTTGAACGCCGCCCAATGCGGCAGAATGTACGCCGGACACATTTTATAGCTGTTGTGCATGGTGTTCAGCTGATCCACTGTACCACGCTTGCCGTCACGAACATTCAGCCAGTGTGTGTGCGTGTACAGGTGGTTAATGTCCAATCCATACTGTTTCAGAAGTGCAGCTGCCAATTTTGCTGCATTATCCTCCGACTTCTTATCGGTAGAATTGTACGAAGAGGACATAATGCACTCGATAGCAATGGTTCTGCGATTTCCATTGCCACTGCCATCAGCAGCGTGCCAGCCGCTCAGACTGTGAGGCAGATTCTGCCATGCACAAGTATTGTCTACATAGTAATGGACACGCACGTCCTTCATATTGCCATTAACGGTTGCTCTTGTATACTGTTCCGCAGGTGTCGTGCCTCTTGCTACGGTGATCCAGTCTGTGTTGTGAACGGTCACCCCGATGATTTTTCCTGCCGTGGAAACAGAGGGCATATCAATGTGGTTGGGATTGTGCCTTGTCAGCAGATACTCCTTGACGTTCACACCGCCGAGCGTGGTTGTTTTGTCAGGTGTTAAGATTGCCATAATCATTCATCCTTTCCTTTGTTCTGTAATAGTTCGATTGCTTTCGTCAAAATTCCCGGCAGCGGCACGCCCAGCAGCCCCGCATTTTCCGTGATGGAAATCAGCTCGTTGACGGTAAACGCGATGCACACCGCGTCCCGGATGTACGATGTGCCCAGGGTAATATCCAGGCGTACCGCCACCAGAACCAGCAGCAGGGAGACGCATTTCTTTGCCAGACCGCGCCAGCCGATCTTGCTGGACAGTCTGCCGGTGTCTGATTTCGGGGACTTGCCGCAGGCTGCCACCGCAATCCCTGTGATGTAATCCACGCCCATGAACAGCAGCAGCGTGACCATGGACGCGTCCCAGCCGCCGAACAGCCCGGCAATAAAGCTGCCGACAATGCCGGCAATCGTGCAAATGGTTTCTTTCATAATTACCTCCTAGTCAGTCAATAAAATAAGTCATACGGCACTCATACGAATTGGCAGGGTTGAATTCGTATGAGCTGTTTCCTGCTGGTGCAAACGACAGATTGCCACCAACGCCGAGGGTTGCGTCAAACCAAATCTTTTCCGTTGCAGTCGATATAATACCGTGCTCTCTTTGTAACACAGACGGACGATAACCCTCTGGTATTGTTGCTACATTGTGACCTGTTCCAAACGCTGTCTTATACTTGACCGCTGCCTCAAGCCGGACTAGTTTGCCGTATTTTCTAACTTTAATGATGCTCGAAGAACTTGGATACGTCGTTTTGCCGGTGACAGCCAAGGGACAGATTACCCAGCCGGAATCGGTCAATGTTTTGGCGGAGTTTACGTCCAGTTCACCCGCATATCGATGCTGAATCCGATTATCCTTTTTCACTAAAACCCACGTGTCTGACGAGTTGTATGTATCAACGTCGTTTATCAAGCCGTTCCATGTGGTGGCGTTGGCTACAGTGCTGGTTAGAAATGCATTGTCATAGTATGCTGTGTCGGCGGCAGTACCTTCGGGTCTGTCTGGTTGATTTTTAAAATCGCTTGTCCATGTTTGATAGCGCCCATTTACTGCGTAGTTACCATTCCAATATCCCCACGGGAGATATGCCCAGACGGTATAGGTGTTGTGTGCTGTGGGTATTACACGGACTGCAACAGTATATGCATTTGTACGATATACTGTAACGCCGCACGCTTTTGTCGCCGATTCTGTGGATTGCCAACTATCTTTTATATGAATTTCAAATGATGAATTTTGTGATGCTGTTCCATTAGCACCATTCCCAGACCATACACGTATAACTGCCGTTGTAAAATTTCCTGCCGACACTAGTGTACCCAATCTACACCATTGCGCAGCATTATTTGCTCCACTTATCAATTTAGAACTGTTTGTTATCATCGCATGTGTATGCTCAGATGCCGACTTGCTGTCCAGTGCGGCTTTTACAGCTTTGTTCTGCACCGGATTTGTGGATGTAGCAGACAAGGCACTGTCTACCGCGACCTTAGTTGCACCAGCAGCGATACCGTCCAACTTTGCTTTGAGAGCCGCCGTAAACGCAGCTGTAACAGCGTTCAGAACCGCTTGGTTTTCGTGCGAATGCGTATTCCCATAAACCGTATTCCAGCCCGCATCTGTAATCTTATCCAGCGTCCCCTTATTCTCATGGACATGTGCCTTATTCGCCGCACCGTTGATAAACTTCCACTGTTCCTCGTTCAGCTGGTCAAGCACTGCCTTGTTGTCATGGGTGTGTGCAGATTCCTCCAGATGCGTGATGGACAGCGTATGCTCCTGCAAGGTATACGTCAGACTGTCGGACGACTCCTGCACCTTTTCGTCCACATAGACCGTCTTTGCGTATGGGGTGAGGTCTACGGCTGCACCCTCTGTCAGCGTTGCGATCGTTGTGCCGTTGGCATCTGTAATGGTGATGGTCACCACGCTGCCGGACTTCTCCACCTTTGCGACAGGAGAAAATCCGTCTGCTCCGTCTTTACCAGCAGCACCGGTTTCTCCGGGGTTGCCTTTATCTCCCTTTTCACCTTTGGCACCAGCTGCTCCGGTATCGCCCTTTGCTCCGTCCGCACCGTGCAGGGATTCCAGCCATGCCGTTTCTGAGCCGCTGTAGCCGTGCTGTACGGCGATCTCATAGGCAGACGCACCGTTTACTCCGTCACGCCCTGCCGCACCGTCTGTGCCGTCCCTGCCGTCTTTTCCGGCAGCTCCGGTGTCACCTTTTTCGCCGGGTTCGCCCTTTTCGCCGGCTGCTCCCGGTTCGCCGGTGTCGCCCTTGTCCCCTTTGAGAGATGCCAGCCACGCCTGCTCCGTGTCGGGATACCCGTTGTCCACGGCGATTTGATAGGCAGATTTGCCGTCGGCTCCGTCTTTTCCGTCATGGACATCTGCAATCTTTTTGTCAATCTCTGCGATCAGCTGTGCATATAAGTCCGGCGTAGGCGGGATCGGCGTTTCGCCGTCGCCCCGGAAACCGGAACGCCTGATGCCGATGCAGAGGGGGACGGTCGTCGCACGGACTGAGCCGTCCACCGCATAGCCGAACACACTGACGCTGACACAGCCGGTCTGCAGCTCCGCCGGGAGCAGGCAGTGGCAGACGTTGTCCGTGCCGAGATGCACGTTGTAGGTCTTTTCGCCCTGTGCGAACTGTGCCGTCTTGTCCAGCTGCTCCCAGTCCGGAGAGAACAGAAAGCACATATCCACGAAACAGATCTGCTGATCGGCGATCGTCTGACGGTTTATCAGTTCTATTTTCTGCCCATAGATGCAAAATTTCAGCATTTTTTCATCTCCCTGTTATTCTGTACTCCACTTTCCGCTGGTGTTCCGCACATAGGTTCCGTCAGAGCAAATCACCTTTTTCAGGAAGGTGTCCGGATCTGTTCCTGTCACGTCCCACGAATCCGTCAGGGATGGAGTTGTTGTATTCGTTTGTTTCTCTACAGCATTCCACTGTGCCTTCGTACCGGCATAAACCAGATTTTCAATTGCTGTCCCGTAAAACGCCTGCAGACCGATGGCGGATACCGAAACCGGAACAGAAAGTGCTGCAATGCCTGTGCCGGAAAATGTACGGCTGTTGAGCTTGGTCAGAACAGGCGGCAGGGAAATTCCGGAAAGCTTGCTGCAATCTGCAAATGCGTATGTGCCGATCTCTGAAACCGTCTGTGCAATCAGAACGGAGGTCACGTTGGAAAGCCCACGGAAGAAATAATGTCCGATTTTCGTGATGCCGTCGTCCACAATAATTTTTGTGATATTGTCCGCCGTTCCGTTTTTCGCCCACACGCTCATCTCCGCCTGGTCGTCTGTTGCACCGCTGCCGGAGATACGCAGCAGACCGTTGGTATACAAGGTGTACGCTGCATTTTCGCCGCACGTTCCAGAATCCAGCACTTTGACATCCAGAGCATCCATTTTCTTTTCCAGAGCGTCCATCCTGCTTTCCAATGCCGCCATCTGTTCCTGCAATACGGTAACGCCGCACTTCCCCAGAATGCACTTGCAGTAGCCGCAGAGAGTTTCGTCGTTCCTGCAGTCCGTCACGTCGCCGCTGAGGATAGACGCTGCACCGGGACGCAGACGCACGGTGCAGATCGTCAGATATGTCCTGCTCTCCGTGTTGGAAAATTTCGGCGGTCTGGGACTGCCGGAGCAGGTGCCGGCAAGTACTTCAAAGCCGCAGTCCCGCACCGATTCGCTAGTATCACAGTAGACACCGACAGCAACACACCGTCCCAGAGATTCGTCTACATATGCAGAGAGATCCAGCTTTTCGCTGGTCGTTGTCTGTGCGTAATGCCCATTGATCCACGCCTTGCCGCTGCCGATGGTCAGCAACAGACCGTCGCCCTCAGACACAGACGGGGCAAAGCATTCGCCCACAGTATCCTGCACGCCGTTGCAGATCATACTGGACAGATAGCTTGTGAAATGCTCTGCATTATAGAGCCTGTCCTCTCCTTTGCTGTTGAAAAAACCACATTCCATTTTGATGCACCTCATTCCTGTACGACAGGTGTCAGCCCATAGCCTTCACTGTCAAAGCTTTCGATCATGCCCACCAGCCGCACCCGTGGGATCTGTATGCCGTATCCGGTGTGCTGCATGGTGACAAAATCGCCGACCTGATAATCTTTTCCATAGACAAACTGATGGCTCTCCGTCACAATGGTTGCCTCACTGGACAGCACGGGAGCAACCAGATTCTCTGTGCCGCGTTCCCGCAGCATTTCTTTATACTCCGATTCGGAAACCACAGTTTCGCTGCCGTCGTCGTTCCGGATCGTCTGCGACAAGTCGCTTGCATTGACATAGATCTCATAGCGTGACAGCCCCGTCGGCGTTTCCTCTCCGGAATAGCAGGCAGCGGACTGCCGCCGGATTCCTTCTCCTTCGCCGTAGATATAGGCATAGTTCCGGTATTCGGAATAGTCCGAATTATAGATGTACGTCAGCAGATTGTCATAGGCATCGGAAAATACCACCGGCATATTTTCCCGCTGCATGATGCTGCGGTCTGTCCCCTGTGACAGTTCCAGAAACATGGCGTACTTGCCGGTATCGACTTCACGCAGCCGGATGTTGGCAGTGCCGCCAATGTTCCGGCACACGGTATAGATCCAGTCCATGAGGTTCTCATAGCTGACCTGCAAGACGTTCTTGATCTCCCAGCATTTCCCGGACACTGTGCCGATTTTCAGGGACGGGATTCCACGCTCAGCCGCCGTCCACGGGGTGATGCAGTTTTTCTGGACGGCGGTCTGCACGATCTCGCCGTATGTGCGGTATGCCGTAAACGACAGCGTAGGCGTGATGATGCGGCGGCTGAGCAGGCACATGAGAAACCGTCCGGAGATCGTCAGATAGTCGCCGTTCTCCGCATCTGTCCGCAGATACACGCCCTCAATGATGCCGTAGTGCCGCTTGTCGTCACTTCTGCCCACAATGTTCCCACGCCGGAACAGGGCGATGGTGTCCGCATTGGCGGAAACGTACACCTCAAACTTTCCCGGTGAAAAATACTCCACGTCCCAGATCAGACTGGAAAACGTGTCGCATATGCCGGTGAGCGTTACGCCCAGACCGTTTTCCGCACTGGCGGTCTGAAAAATTTCCAGATACACTGTCACACCCCCAGATAGGCATCTGTATGCCGAAATGTCACGATCAGATATTTCAGCCCTTTCATTGCCGTGAGATAAAAATGGGATTTCCCTGTGGGAAGCTCCAGCCAGTCAGAACCAGACACCCATCGGTTCATGATCGGCGTGGAAACGCCGTTTCTTGTCAGCGTCACCGTGCGGTGTCCGTGTCTGGTGGTAATGGTGATCTTGTCGCCCTCCAGAATATCCCCGGTGATCCGGAGATAGGCTCCGGTGTCGGCGTTATAGATCGTCGGCGTTCCTACGATGCCGCCTTTGGCTTCCAGCGTGATCTCCATGCCGATGGTGTCACCGTTGTTCTGTATGGTGATGCTGTTGTCGGTCCGATACACGCCCAGCGGCACACCGGGCTTTTCTGCAATAGCAAACGGAAACTTAAAACCGCTGACGATACTGCCGTGCTGCACAATGGTGTCCTGCGTACTGTAGAAGTATACGTCCGGACAGAGGATGCTGATCTGACCGGATACCGGCATATCAAACCGGGACGGCTCACAGGTTTCCACAACCCCCTCTGTATAGACATCGATGTTGGATGTCCGGTAATACACCTTGATGTATTCCGACGGCTTTGCCACACGATATAGCCTGTGCCGCCGTTTCTCCACGCCGACACCACGCATTTCAAAGGAAATGACGATGTTCCGCTTTTCCAGAAACGCCCGGTTCAGCTGGCTGCCGTTCATGGTGGCATAGGTCGCCGTGCTGATCGTCGCACCGGGCGGGTCCAGTCCGGTGACTTTTGACATCATATAACGGTTTGCCGTTGTGCTCATGTCCAGCTGCTCTCCGGCGGCGTTTTCCAGAATCAAATGGTATTTCATTATGGTTCACCTCACCGGTTCAGTGCGTTGTTGGTCTGCCGATAGATCTCCAGACGGGACAGTGCCTTGGGGCTGTTGTTGGTCTGGTTTACCGTTCGGCTGTTGTCGGTCTTATAGTAGTTGTTGACGACAGCGGCATTTTTCCGGACAGCTGCCGTCATGGGGTTCTGCTGCATTCGGTATGCTGCACCGGACGTCATGCCGTTCAGACTCTCTACCGCAGTATTTCGCAGCTTGTCTGCCATGCTGCGGACAGACTTCACAGCGGACAGGGTGGAATCCTCAATGCCGATCGCAATGCCGGCAGGCAGGAACTTGCCGACCTCGTCACGCATCACCTTGGACGGCGACGCAATGCCGAAAAAGTCTTTCAGTCCGCCCAGTACACTGTCGCCGAATCCGGAGATCTTGTCCCCGATCCAGCCCACCATGTCACTGATACCGTTCCACAAACCTTCCACCAGATCTCGTCCTACGTCCAGCATCATGCCCGGCAGTTCCTTGATGTGATCCCAGATCGCACTGACAATGTCCGCTGCGGCAGAACCGATAGAGCCGAGGGAATTGCGGATGCCGTTGACAATGGAATCCCGTACCTCAAGCATCTTGCCGGGCAGCTTGCCCAGCAGTTCGCCTAGTGCCTCCATAATCTTCCCGAACAGTTCCCTTGATTTTTTCAGCAGCTTCGGCACAGCGTCTACCACGGCATTCAGAATCGCACTGATGATCTGTGGCAGTGCATTGCCCAGAGCCACCAGAATTTCCGGAATCGCATCCACCAGAGCCATCAGCAGCTGAATGGCTGCATCCAGAATGGTGTCGATGTTGTTCGTGAAAAAGTCCACCAGCGTGGTGATGATGACCGGAATTGCAGCCACCAGTGCGTCAATGATCGTCGGCAGTGCGTCCACGATTGCCATAAGCAGTGTAATCGCCGCCTGCAGCAGTACCGGAATTGACGCTTGCAGGCAGTTCGTGATCGCTGTGAGAATCTGCGGCAGAGCTGCCGTCAGTGCGGTGATGATCGTGGGCAGAGCATTCACAATTGCCATGAGCAGGGTCGTGGCAGCCTGTAACAGTTGCGGCACTGCACCGAGCAATGCTGTCACAATTGCTGTGATCAGCTGCGGCAGCATTGGCACAAGCGTGTTGACGATCATCGGTACAGCATCTACAATTGCCATGAGCAGCGTAGTTGCGGCTTGCAGCAGCTGTGGCACAAAAGCAGTCAGCTGAGTGACGATGCTTCCGGCAATGGTGACGGCTGCTTCTGCGAACTGCGGTAAAAACGCTGTTATCGCCTGAATCAATTGCAGAATCATATCAGAAACAGTAGCCATCAGCGTAGGTGTACTCTGTGCAAGCCCCTGCATAATGCCTCCGAGAATCTGTGTTCCCATTTCCAGAAGCTGCGGAAGCAGGTCTGATGCCATAGAAGAAACGGTATCCACCAGCCCCGTAACGGCAGATGCAATGCCTTCCTCTGCCCCGTCCGCACCGGTGACCACATCCATGAAGGCGTCAGACAGTTCCTGCAATGCCGGCGATACGCCGGAGATCAGATTCGCCTTGAAATTGGTCATGGTGGTTTGCAGCGGCTCCATGGCAGCTCCTACGCCTGCCACAGCGTCCTGATAGTTGACCGTTGCTTCCCGTGCATCAATGATGGACGCATTGTTCTCCCGATAGGTTTCCGCACTGTCGGCGTACAGTCCGTTCAGCGTGCTGATAATCAGCTGCTGCCGTTCCTGCTCATCGCCGCAGGCAGCCAGTGCCTCGTTGAATGCGTCCTCTGCACTCATTCCCTGGGATACGCCGCTCTGAAATGCGGACAGTGCCGCCGCATTGCCGCTGAGAGCATTTGTCCATGTGTCATTGCTGGCAGATGCCCAGTTGATCGCATCCGCCATTGTGCCGGTGATCTGTCCGACCTTTGCCGTTTCATTGACGCTCTCCGCCAGACCGTCCAGCGGAATGGAATCACCGTACACCGCCCAGATGCCGGTGGCACTGTCCAGCAGGCTGTCCATGTCCTGCATGGATACGCCCAGCTTTTCAAAGTTGGAAATAGTGGTCGTGGTGGCGGTTTCGTCGCCCAGAACGCCGTACAGCTGGCTGTATGCCTGTGTGATGTAGTCCGCATCCATGCCTGCCGCAGATGTGGCAGTGTACAGCTTGGACATATTCTCCCGGTACTCCTGCGTGGATTCGCTGAGTTCGGCAAATGTGGAAATGGCATCGCCGATGGCACTCACCAGTGCAGTCAGACCGTTTCCGATAAAGGTCGCCACAGCCCCGTCCAGAACGGAAAAGCCGTCGCCGGAATCCCTGGCAGATTCGCCGAGGTCTTTTGTACCGTCACCGGCATCCTCCGCTGCATCTCCCAGATCGTCCGCCGCATCGCTGAGTTCGCCGATCTCCTCGCTTGCATCACCGGAATCCTGTGCCGCCTGCTCCGCAGCGTCGCCCAGATCTTCCGTGGCATCTGCCGCAGTATCCAGCTGGGAATCGTATCGTTTCAGTTCGATCTCTGTTGCTGCGATCTCACGCTGCAATGCGGCGAACTGCTCCTGTGAGATCTTTCCCTCTCCCAGCTGCTTTTCCGCCTGCACAGCTGCGTCCTTCAGCGTTTCCAGTTTCTCCTCTGTCTTGCTGATCGCCTGCGTCAGCAGTTCCTGCTTCTGGGCAAGCATTTCCGTGTTGGTAGGGTCCAGCTTCAGCAGCTTTTCCACATCCTTCAGCTGTGCCTGTGTGGAAGTAATGGACTTGTTCACGTCATGCAGGGATTCCGAAAGCTGCGTGGTGTCGCCGCCGATCTCAATGGTCAATCCCTTGATACGCCTATCGTTTGCCACAGTACTTCACCTCCCTCAGAATGTGTCAAAATCCCGCTGTGTCGCACGGATCGGATAGTCATAATCATCGTTGGAACGCTCTGAAAACATATCGATCACCATGCCGTATGTCAGGACGTTCAAGTCCTCCATCGACAGTCCCAGCTCCACACACCGGAGCAGGAACAGTGCCGTCGTCATCGGGCGTTCTGTCGGACGTTCTTTTTTTTAAGGTCTACGTTTGTCTTTTGGCTGGCTGCCCACAGCTTTGCGATCTGCGGGAATGCACGCCAGACAGACATCATGCCGAACTGATCCAGCCATTCCTCCACCGTGTCCGGCACGCTGCTGTCCGCCGCCTTTGCCATCACATAGGCGATGTTCTCAAACGTGCTCATCTTGCCCAGATCTTTCAGATCGATCTGTGCTTTCTGCTGCTCACCGGTTTCCGCCGGCTTGTGGAACTGCTCTGTCAGATCTCCGATGTCAGAAAAAATGTCAGAGCCGGTCAGTGCCATGTACAGTCTTGGAACGGCGGCAGAGGCACGGAACTTCACCGGCTTGCCGTCGATCATGATCTTCTTTTCCAGCATTGCTTATTCCCCCGTTGCTTCTGTCACATTCGGTACATATACCGCCTTGTACCAGTTTGCGTATACTTCAGAATCCGTTTCCTCACAGGTGCGGCACTTGACTAGACCATTGTCCAGTGCTGCGGCAGTGAAGGAGCAGGTTTCCGTTTTCGGTGTCTTGGTATCTGTGTTGGTTTCGCCCTCTACTGCGGTACGGGACGCTGTGCAGCAATACAGCACATGGCGGATGTGATTTACATCGCCGTCGAACTCAAACAGCAGTGCAAACTGTTTCAGCTCTGCATCGTTCTTCTCCACCAGCACTCCCTTCTGATCCAGAATCTCGCCCAGCACGTCTTTGCGAAATTCCAGCGACAACAGTGCCAGCTCCAGATCCCCCTCATAGCCGGAATTGTTGTTGATGACGTAGAACACACGGTTGTCCGCATAGAAGTTCTCCGGCTCGCCGGAGGGGTTCACCGACAGCGACACGCCGCCGGGGATCCGCACCGGTGTGTCATATGTGGCATTGCCGTCATCATCAATATGGCACATCGCAAAATGCACCTTGTTCAAACCGAATTTTACCTTGTTTTTCTTTCCTGCTGCCATTTTATACGCCAGCCTCCTTCATTCTAAGTCAGACTTCCATTTCATACAGGACTTCATAGAGCCGTTCGCTCTCGATCCATGTTTCCGATTTTACATAGCTGATCCCGTGTGCGGTCAGGACATCTTCCACCCGCTGCTCTGCGTCCGGATCTTTCGTGTCCGTGTACAGTTCCACGTCCAGCTGCTTCCAGCTGTAATAGTTGATGTTGTCGGCGTGGAACGTATGCTCTCCCGGCGACAGGTACACCACAAACGGCGGCGGCGGACTTTCGCCCTCTGCGAAATGATGGTATGCACAGGGCAGTCCGATCTCCTGCATCATCGCCGTGATCTCTTCATAGGTCATACGCTCAGCCTCCCAACGCTTCTGTAATCAGGGTTTCCAGCATCTCTGCACCGTGTTCCTCTGCCGGAGCAACGTGCGGTCTGGCAGCCACACGCCCGCCATTCCGCTTTGCGTGTCCCTTTTCTAGCAGGTGTACGATCTGATACTTCCGGTTGTGTACGGACATATGCCGCATATGTGCCTTTTCTTCCACTACAGACGCACGCCAGCCCTTCCGGTATTTGCCGGTCTTGCCGTCAGGTGATGTGGTCACCAGTTCTTTTCGGGCTGCCTTTGCCGTCTGTGTGACAGCGTCTTTCATGGCGTCCTCCGCCAGCTCCACATACTCCTCCAGCCCTTCCATCACCGCCGCTGCCAGATCGTCAATATCCACATTGCTCATCACATTCCACCAGCCTTTCCCGCTGCGACACCGCCGTGATCTGCACCAGATCGCCGCTGGTGTAGTACGGCATCACACCGGTAATGTTGTAGATCTCGCCGCCGAACAGGATCCGGTGGCGGTTGCTGCACAGTGCCGCTGTCGTGGCACTTTTCAGCACGATCGCTTTCATCGTCTGCCGCATGGACGTAACACCCGCCTCTGTTCCCTCCGTGGATGCAGTAATTGTCACGTTTGCCCACAGCTCCAAAAAATCCGTCCATGCACTGGTGTGGTTGCCGATGCGGTCTGTCACCGTTTCGTTCTGCTGCACGGTGATACGCTGGTTTCTCTCTGCAATTGATATTGCCATCAGATCACTCCCTCCCGCTGTGCAAACAGCATTGCCCGCAGCGTCAGCAGCAGGGCGTTGTGGTCGGCGTTCTCCCGGTGGGTATACAGATAGGCGACGGCGTACAGCGTGGCAGTGTGACAGGTCTCCTCCTGCTCATACTGCTCTGCCGACACCCTGCCCACGTCCTGCACCGTCTGCTTTGCAGTCAGCAGCAGGGACTGGATCAGCTCGTCGTCCTCGGAATGCTCCACACGGAGATAGTTCTTTGCCTCTTCCAGCGTCACCATACAGCACCTCCGTCACTTCACTGCCAGCAGCTTTACCGCCTCGGGCAGGATCAGCTTGCCGTCCACACGCTTGGATGCCAGGAAGCCCACCTGTCCGGTCATGGAGAACAGCTCGTCCAGACGCTTGAAGGTGATGCCCTGCCGGTCGCCGATCCAGTAGTAGCTGAAATCGCCGAAGGCAATGCCGGTCTTGCCGGACGCCAGAGCCGGGATGTAGCTGGAAGTCACATACGGGCGGTTCATGATCATGTCCGGCACGCCGGCAACCACAGACGGCTGCCAGATGTACTGCCCTGTGGTGTCCTTCACCTTGCGGAGTGCCTTGACAGTGGCGTCGTTCATCGCCCATGTGCCTTTCTTGCGGTACGGGCTTTTCAGGCTGTGGTACAGCTCCAGCATATCGTCAAAGGTCACCGATGCCGATGCGGCAGTCACGCCGGTCTCTGCACCGTCGGTGGCATTGAAAATACCGGTCGGCTTGCTCTTGCCGTCACCGACCCAGAACGCCTCCTCTTCCTTTGCACCCAGCCGTCTGCCGAACTCTCTGGAGATGTACGCCTCCAGATCAAAGGCGGCATCATTGAGCAGCTCTGTGGAAACTTTCAGTGCCGTACCCACCTTGTACGCACCCAGGGACTTCTGTCCGAATGTATCGTCTGACAACGGGAAAGTACCTTCCTCGTCAATCCACGATGCCTCTCCCTTGTCGCTGACAATGGGAATCTTCCGGTCGCCGGATGCTGTGATGATCACAGTCGCCAGTGTGCGGAACACATTTTCATCCTCCAATGCCTCGATCAGCTGACGCTCAAACTCGTCCGGCACCAGATAGCCGCCCTCAGAATCCGTCCCCACCTGCAATGCGTTCTGCACCGCAGCGGTATAGTGCTTGTTCCGGATCGCATCCCAGAACGCCTGCTTGTACGATGCGGACGCAGTGCCGGTACCGGCAGCTTTGCCGCTGTGAGGCTCTCCCAGAATGGGATTGCCGGCAGCGTTCATGGCAGCTTCCATTTCGTTGGCACGTTCCAGACGGGCAATATCACTGCCCAGATCGGTCAGTTCCTTTTCCATGGCTTCATACTTAGCAGCGTCCGCCTCGCTCATTCTGCCGTTGTGGGTCTTGGAATCCAGAAATGTTCTGGCGGTGTCCCACTTTGCAGCACGCTCCTGCCGGAGTGCTGTCAGACGCTGCAATCTTTCTGTCATAGTCATTCGCTTTTCCTCCTTACGGTTTCAGTAGGTTCAACCTTGCACGCAGCTGTGTAGCGTCCACGGTTTTGTCGCTTTTGCTCTGCCCCAGCTTTGCCAGAAACGACCGCATCGTCTGTTTCTGGGAATATGCCTGTGCAGGGGGTTCTTTCTTGTCGGGTTCGTCCGGCTCATCCGGTTCTCCCTCCGGCTTTTTGTCGGGTTCGTCCGGCTCATCCGGTTCTCCCTCCGGCTTTTTGTCCGGATCGTCCGGATTCTCCTCCGGCTCTTCTTTCTCCGGCTTTTTGTCCGGATCGTCCTCCGCGAACAGGATGCCGTCCACGAATCCCAGCCGCATTGCCTCGTTGGCGTTCAGCCACGTTTCCGCATCCATCATCTTCGCCAGACGATTCCGGGACAGTCCGGTCTTTGCCGCATAGGCGTTCAGAATGGATTCCTTGACTTCCTCCAGCACAGCGATCGCCTGCTCCATGTCCTTTTTCTCGCCGGCTGCCATGGTGGACGGATTGTGGATCATCAGCATTCCCACCGGACTGATGAGCGTGGTGTCCCCTGCCATTGCCACCACCGATGCAGCAGATGCGGCAATGCCGTGGATCTTCACTGTGACCTTGCCGGGGTGATTCCGCAGCATGGTGTAGATCTGTGCCGCTGCGAACACGTCCCCGCCCGGCGAGTTGATCCAGACGGTCACATCTCCGGTGTGCTGTTTCAGCTCCGCCTGAAATGCGGCAGGCGTGACCTCATCGCCCCACCAGGTCTCACTGGCAATCGCACCGTCCAGATACAGCTCGCTTTCGCCGTCTGCATCGTTCCGCAGCCAGTTCCAAAACTTCTTCATTTGCTTTCACCTCCGTTTGCAAATGCTCCGGCATCTTGCAGCTTGGTAAAGCTGCCGTTCACCAGATACAGGTCGCCGCCTTCCTCTGCCGGAATGCGGTTCTCGTCCTCACGCTCCCGGATGTCGTTGGCAGACATCCAGCCGTTCTGCCGTGCAGTGGCATAGCCCTGCATCCGGCTGTTATAGTCGCCCCGGAGCATGCCGTCTACATTGAACTTTGCGAAATACCGCCGTTCCTCCTGGGGCAGGAGCAGGGAACGCTGAATTTCCTGCTCCCACCGGGTCAGCCACGGCATCAGCGTAAACTGCACAAACTCCAGGGACTGCTGCTCGATGTTGGAAAATGTGGCGTGATCCAGATCGCCGATCATGTGCAGCGGCACCCGGTACAGCCGGGCGATCTCTTCCAGCTGGAACTTCCTTGTTTCAAGGAATTGGCTGTCCTGGGGTGTCATGGAAATGGGCTGGTAGTCCATGCCCTCTTCCAGCACGGCAGTCTTGTGGGAGTTCCCTGCTCCGCCGTAAGCCTTTTCCCATGCGTCACGCACCTTCTGGGGATCTTTCAGCACGCCCGGATGCTTCAGCACGCCGCTGGGTGCTGCCCCGTTGGCAAAGAAGCTGGAGCCGTACTGGTCGCAGTCCAGAGCCAGACCGATGGCGTTCCGTGCCAGAGCGATGGGTGAATAGCCCACCAGCCCGTCGAACCCCATGCCGGGGATATGCAGCACGTCAAAGTCATACAGCCGGATCTCGCCCTGTTCCCTGAAATTGGGGTTCGCATCATCATAGCGGCGGTAGAGATAGACCAGCTCGCCGCTGTCCTCCCGTTCCACCCGGACACGGTTCGCCGCCAGCGGATACAGCCCCAGCACCTCGCCTCGACCGTTGCGGATGATCTGGGCGTAGGCGTTGCCGTAGATGAGCAGGTGCGTCATCAGCACCTCCCGGAACGTGTACGAGGTCATTTCCGGATTGGGCTGGTCATGCAGCACCTTGTACAGCGGATGCTGCACTGCCGGCTCTTTGCCGTGTTCCGTCCGCTCGTACAGATGCAGGGGCAGCTGTGCCACGGATTCCGCCAGCACCTTAATGCAGGCGTACACCGCCGACTGCTGCATCGCCGTAAAGGGATTGACCTCTGCACCACTTTTCGACCGCCCGAACCAATAGGCGTAGGACGGGCTGTGGTAGTAATTCTTCGGCTTGTCCCGTGACCGGAACAGCCCTGTGAAAATTCCCATTGTCATCACCTCAAAAAATCAGAAGTTCTCTTTCATCGTACACGCTGCCCTCGGTGTCGTCCTTATGCCGGATGCAGCGATCCAGCGCCATGACCAGTGCCACAATGCCGTCAATCTTCTCCGTGGACTTCTCCTTGTCCGGCTTGATGTTGCCGGCTGGATCACGCTTGACCACTGCATTCCCCGACATCCACCGCAGCACTGGATTGCCGCCGTGCCGGATACGCTTTTCCAGCAGTAGCCGCATCAGTTCCTTGGACGGCGGCGACATATCCCGAAAGCCCTGTCCGAACTGCACCATGGTAAAGCCCATGTCCTCTAAGTCCTGTGCCATCTGCACTGCACCCCAGCGGTCAAAGGCGATCTCCTTGATGTGAAATTTCCGCCCCAGATCGTCAATGAACTGCTCAATAAAGCCGTAGTGTACCACGTTGCCCTCGGTGGTGCAGATATAGCCCTGCTTTTCCCACACATCGTACATGACGTGATCACGCCGGACACGCAGATCCAGCGTCTCCTCCGGCAGCCAGAAGTAGGGCAGCACGATGTAGGGTGCGTCCTGGCTCTCCGGCGGAAACACCAGCACAAATGCGGTGATGTCCGTGGTGGAGGACAGGTCCAGTCCGGCGTAGCACGTTCTGCCCTCCAGAGCCGCCGTGTCAACGGGCTTGCTGCCCCAGTCCCAGACGTGCTCCGGAATCCAGCCCCCAATGGAGGACACCCACATATTCAGCCGCAGCTGCTTGAAGTTGTTCTCGTCCGCCGGATTGTCCAGTGCCTGCCGGTACAGATTCCGGACACGGTCGATCTGGATGGTGTACCCCAGCGAGGGATTTGCCTTGTACCAGTTCTCCTCCTCGTTCCAGTCCTCTTCATCGGACAAGCCGTAGACCACCGGATAGTAGGTGGGGTCTGCCTTTCTGCCTTTGAGAATGTCCATCGCCAGCTGGTGCTGCTCCCAGCACACGCTGTTCCGGTCGTTTCCGGCGGTGGTGATGGCAAAGAACAGCGGCTGCTCTCTGGCGTCGCCGGAGCCCTTGGTCATAACGTCCCAGAGCTTCCGGTTCGGCTGTGCGTGCAGCTCGTCAAACACCAGACCGGACACATTCAGCCCGTGCTTGGTGCCGACTTCTGCGGACAGCACCTGATAGAATCCGGCATTGCTGTAGTTCACCACACGCTTGACGGAATCTATGACCTTCGACCGCTTTTCCAGTGCCGGCGACTGTGCGATCATCTGCTTTGCCACGTCATAGACGATAGACGCCTGCTGCCGGTCTGCGGCACAGCCGTACACCTCGGCGGACGGTTCGTTGTCCCCGTACAGCAGGTACAGGGCGACCGCTGCCGCCAGTTCAGACTTGCCGTTTTTCTTGGGGATCTCCACATACGCCGTGAGGAACTGCCGTTTGCCGTTTTCTTTGACGATGCCGAACACGTCCCGGATGATCTGCTCCTGCCACGGCAGCAGCCAGAACCGCTTGCCTGCCCATTTTCCCTTGGTGTGCCGGAGATTTTCAATAAATGCCACAGCCCGGTCTGCCTTTTTGGCATCATAATGGGACGTGGGGAGCATGAATCCGGACGGCTCGTAGTGCTCCAGACGGGGAAATTCTGCCGGACGCAGGTCGCTTTTCCCCATCATCCGTCACCGCCCAGCAGCATTTCCATGTCGTCCGCCTCAGATTCCGGTGCATTCGCCGCCACAATCCGGCTGCGGCTGGACGGTGTCAGACCAAATTCCGTGCAGAATTTCAGCATGGTTTTCAGACTTGCCTGTGCAATGGACACCCACGGGGTCTGCTGCTGGTAGCCGTTGGGCGTTTCAAAGGTGCTGCCCTCTGCGGCAATGTGTGCCTTGGCATCCACCCAGTCGGCATAGGACTGGCAATAGCCGGCGAAAGCGGCACGATCCACCTGTGTGAGCAGTCCGGCTTGCTCCAGAAACGGCACAAGCCGTTTCCACTCACGCTTTGCCTCCTTGCTCAGCCACGCCGGACACTTCGGGACAGATGCGTCCGGTTTCGGCTCGTTGGGGTTCAGCTGCCGCTTGCCCGGATTGCCCTCCAGCACCTTCAAGCTCGTGGGTTTCGGTTTTCTTCCTGCCATTTCGTGTCACCTCCTGCCGTTTTCCGCCGGATACCCCCCTCTTTTCATTTTGCGAACTCTCACACGGAGTTGGGCGCCGGTCTTTTCATAGCCTGCCTTGGAGAGATTTTGATACCCCCTCCCCCTAATACTCGTAGGTCGGGCAGCTGTCCTCCTCGCCGGTTTTCCTGTCGTGGCAAGCCTTGCACAATGCCTGCCAGTTGCTCTCGTCCCAGAACAGCTGCTCCCTGCCTCTGTGGGGGACGATGTGGTCTACCACCTGTGCCGGTCTGCCGCACCGGACACACAGGGGATGCTGCCGCAGATACTGTCTGCTGATCCGCTGCCACCGACTGGTGTAGCCACGCTTGACGGCAGATGGTCGGTCAGGATGCAGCTGCTTGTGTTTGTCACAGTACTTGCTGCCTACCGGAATCAGCACCGGACAGCCGGGGTGACGGCACTGGGTACGCTGTTTATATGGCATCGTGTCACGCTCCTTTCCGGCACGCAAAAACCGCCGAAGGTCACCCTTGCAGCGGTTCTTGTCAGTATTGGATAATATTATTATAGCACAGGATGAGGGGTCCATAAAAGTCCAACTTTTATTCCAGCCCCATTTTTTTCAGTGCAGCGTGATGCAGACGTTTGGAAGTTGTCGGCGATATGTACAGCCGTTCGTTGATCTGTTCCCATTTCAGCCCATCGATGTATCGCAGCCGCACCAGTTCTCCCAACTTCGGCGGCAGAAACCGCACGGCACGTTCTACTTCTGCGGCTTTCTCTGCCCATGCAGCTGTTGTTTCTTCGTATTCGGCGGAAAGTTGTTCCAGTGCCTCAACGTATCGCTGCTGCCGTGACAGAGGCTCCCCTCTGGTGTGCGGCATATCGCCGTCGTATCGGATGCCGCTGATGCCTGTCGCATCTTCCCGCAGTTCTGCAATTCGCCGCTTGGCGTTCGCACGTGCTAACGATGCACTGCGGCATTGTTTCAGGGTTTCGATGGTCATTACACATCACCTCAATCATTCTGCGTAAACTTAATAGGCTGGATCATCTCCGGCAAGAAGTTAATCTCGTAATGATACGGATCAACGTGTGCTCCGCTGATGTCCTCTACTGTGTAGATCGTCCAGTTGTTCAGGTAGACATAATCCACCTTGTACTGATTCTCGGCAACTTCAAGCGTGATAACAAGCTCGTTGTCGCTGTTGTTGGACAGGGAAAAATACCCGATCAGTTCCAAAATCGGCTTGTCCGTTCTGGCATTGATGACAGACAAACGCCGCTCTACGTTGAAATAGTCTGCCTCTTTCTGCACGTTGTACGTTGCTCTTTCCGCCTCTGTGCATCCTGTCATAGATGCAGCCATCATGCACACAGCAGTTACAGCTGCAATAATTCTTTTCTTCATGTGCAGTCCTCCTTGTTTTGTCTTTTCGCTCGGTTATGCTCAGTCAACGCTCGCGTGCGTTAGGCTTACGCTCGCGTGCGTTAGCGTTTCTTCCGGTTCTCCCGATACTGTTTCTGATATGCTTTCCGCCGGCGTATGGCACAGGCGTTGCAGAATCTCCGGTCACCTTTCACGCTGATCAGCAGCTTGCCGCATGTTTCGCAGTGCTTGGTGTTCATGGCTGTGCCTCCTCAATCTCCACAAACACCCCCGGCACATCTGCCCAGAACTTCTCCACCACTGCACTGTAGATCTGCTTGTCATCGTTCCAGTAGTGCAGCCGGGTCATGATGTCGAACAGTGCCTTGCACAGGTTGTCCACGTCCGGCTTGTTGGTATAGGGTTCACCGTTCTGGTGCTTTGCCTTTCTGGGATAGCACCACTTCACCACCACACGAATCGCACCGCTGTACGGCTGCTCCGGAATGTGCTTCATGAGATGGGCGGTCAGCTTTGCCTCTGCCTCGCCGTTTCCACGCTGGTAGAACCGGTGCCGTCCTTGCTTGTCGATGGTATGCCCCACCTGCTGGTGCGTACTGGTCGGCGGCAGCATGGGCAGGAAAAATGTTGTCATGTTCGTACCTCCATTTCTGGTTTTTTCGGGTTCGCTTTTGTCAATGTCAGACGACAAGTGTTACAAGAGTGCCGTGCATTCGCACTCTTGTTACTTGTTGTCATTGACTGTCACACAGGGACAGGGACAAGTATATATTTATATATACACTGTTGTCCCTCATTTTGTCCCACCATTATTTTCCACTTTTGACAGCTGAATGCTGTTGTCCGCAATGGTCAGTTCTCCGCAGTCCTTGACACGGCGGCGGACGGTTTTTTCACTGATGCCCAGATACTCCGCCATGTCTTTCAGCGTCACCACCCCGTCCATATTGCAGGCGTGAAACGCATTGAGCAGAGCCGCTTTCTTGTCGGCTTTCTGTGCCGCATAGGTCTCCCTGGTTTTCTCTCCGCGTTTCTTGTTCCCACGCTGATGCGGCGGCATCTCGCTCTCTGCCTGCAGGTCTTTCAGCACGCCCACAGTGTCCTCCACGTGCACCGGATACCGAAACCACAGGTTCTTCGGCTCGAACTTCGGGAACTCCCGGAGCGTGCCGTCCAGCCGCCATGCAGTCCGCTGCCGCACTGTCCGCTTGACCGCCTCGATCTCGCCGAGAAAGCCCTCGTACACCGCCGGCGGCAGATTGTCCCGGCACAGCTTCAGGGATTCCACATGGCTGAGCAGCTCGTCCGGCGAGGCATCTGCCAGCACTGCCGGAGCGTGCTGCCGCAGCTTCTCGATGCAGGCTTCGCAGATTGCCGTGTTGGTCTCCTGTTTGAGGATCTCGTCGGTCAGCTCCAGCTCCGTCATGTCAATGAGTGCATCCGGATCACGGGCAAACACGCCGCTGCCGGAGGCACGATCCATGCTTCGCTTTCCGCCCTGTGCCCCCTTGCTGTGGTGGTGGCAGTAGATCACCGCACAGCCCAGCTGGGTGCACACCTTGTCAAACTGGTTGCAGAAATGTGCCATCTGGTCGGCACTGTTCTCGTCGCCGGTGATGACCTTGTAAATGGGGTCGATGATGACGGCGATGTACTGCTTTTTCTTGGCTCGCCGGATAAGCTTCGGGGCAAGCCTGTCCATGGGTTCTGTCACGCCGCGGAGATTCCAGATGTCAATGCTCCGGAGATTCGCCGCCGGCAGCTCCATTGCCTGATACACGTCCCGGAACCGGTGCAGGCAGCTCGCCCTGTCCAGTTCCAGATTGACGTACAGCACACGCCCTTTGGCACACTGCCAGCCCAGCCACTGCCGTCCTTCGGCAATGGCAATGGACATCTCAATGAGGGCATAGGACTTTCCGGCTTTGGACGGTCCGGCAATGAGCATCTTGTGTCCCTGCCGCAGCACGTTCTCGATCAGCGGCGGCGACAGCTCCGGCATATGCTCCCACGCCTCCGCCATGCTCTCGAACTCCGGCAGATCATCGGTGACGCTGTCGATGTAGTCCTTCCACTCGTCCCAGCTGCCCATGCCGATATTTACCGCAACCAAATACTGTTTCTTTTCTCCACGCACAACGCCGGGCATTCGGGAGAGCCGTGAAGGATTTTTACAAGCACGGTCTACCTGCAGCCCGTTCTTATCGCAGATCTGATACAGAAATGCCACTCGTTCCCGGTATTCTTTTGCGTTGCCGGCTTCCACTCGCACAATTGCGTGCAGGCTTTTTCCGCCGCTGTAGACAAGGCAGGCAATGGGCAATTGCAGATCACGCATAATTCCGTTTTGCTGTTCAATCGGGATTCCGTCAGATTCTACCAGAGCATAACGAAAATCTGTGACATTTTCATTTTTACCGCCTTTTCCATCCAATGGATTGAATCGGATCCATGCTCCGATATTCGGATCGTAGTCGCCAAAAACTGCACCAAGATCATTTTCGCAATACGTCAGATCTTCCAGCAGTTTTCCGGCAGTCCGGTCACAGCAGCCGGCATCTGGAAGATACTTTCCGTCTTGATTTTTCCAACTGTGTACCACATAGCCCACGTTCTCCTCTGCCTGAAACAAAGTGCTGAGATATGTGCTGATTTCTTTCACTGGATTCCACTGTGCAAACAGCGGCTTTACCGGAAGTGCCTGTGTCTGGCACGGTCCTGTAATGGCATAGTCTTCCCCGATGTAATCGTCCCAGCTGAGAGCTCTGGATTCTTTCGGGGCACTCTGGGGACGATAGCCGTTTTCCAGTGCCATGTGTACAATTGTTCCGGCAGTGACCGGGTGCTCTGATCCGGCGAAAGACCGCCACTTCTTTTCGCACTCGCCGCTGTGATACCGGACAGTGTCACGCTGTGACCAGCTGTCCCAGAGGGAGCAGTCATAGCCGGAATCTTTCAGTGCCATGCCCACCCCGCACCACTCCTGATAGGTCAGGGCTGCCGGGTCGATGTAGTCCAGCAGTTCGTCTAAGTTGTCGTCTTTGTAATCCATTTATCCATGCACCTCCGGCACATACTCCGCCGCTGTGATCGACCGCGGCACACGCCAGCCGTTTGCGGCAATGCGGTTGATGAGATTCTTTGCCGCATCGAAGGACCAGCCGCCAACATGCAGAAAACCGTACTTTTCCAGACAGCGTATCTGCTTCGGGGTAGCCAGTCCGCTGATCTGCCGCTGTGCCACTGTGCGGAGGATCTGTTCCGCCTTTCCGGCACTCTCCACCGCATCGGGGTTGATGCCCCGTTTCTCCAAGTCTTTCTTCTGCTTGTCCGTCGGCGGACTGGATTCCCACCCGAACGCCGGCACATAGCCGGTCAGATCCTGGGACTGGATCGACATCTCGTATTGCAAAGGGTCTACCAGCTTGGACTTCCGCTTTTTCATGGATTCCAGCTGCTCCGCCAGCTTGGACTCCCGGTCTGCCACCACGTCCTCGGACGCTTTGTTTTCGGCTTCCTCGATGTCCACCGGCACGCCGGGCTGCTGTTCCAGCTGCTGTGTCATTTTCTGCTGCACTTCTTCGTCCTCGCAGATGAGGCACGCCGGACGGCACAGTTCGTGCTTTTCCGTGTTCCACAGGAAATCCAGCAGCAGAAGGTGGTCTTTCCCCTCTGCCAGCCGCGTACCGCGTCCCACCATCTGGCAGTACAGGGCACGGACTTTCGTCGAACGCAGCACCACCACGCAGTCTACCTCCGGACAGTCCCAGCCCTCGGTGAGCAGCATACTGTTGCACAGCACGTTGTATTTGCCGTCTGAAAAGTCCTGTAAAACCTGTTCCCGGTCGTCAGATTCGCCGTTGACCTCTGCCGCCCGGAATCCGTGCTGACAGAGAATGTCCCGGAACTTCTGGGAGGTTTTGACCAGCGGCAGGAACACCACCGTCTTCCGGTCGGCACAGTGCTTTGCCATTTCGGCGGCGATCTGGTCGAGATAGGGGTCTAACGCCGTGGCAATATCCCCCGGCTTGTAATCTCCGGCAGCCGTCCCCACATGGGTGAAATCGATCTGCACCGGCACAGTCAATGCCCGGATCGGCGTTAGGTATCCCTCGTGAATGGCCTGGGGCAGGGTGTATTCATACGCCAGACTGTCAAATACCTTGCCCAGATTCTGCTTGTCGCCCCGGTCGGGCGTTGCCGTCACGCCCAGCACATGGGCATCGGAAAAGTGATCCAGTATCACCTGATAGCTGCCGGAAATGGCGTGGTGTGCCTCGTCGATGATAATGGTCTGAAAATAGTCCGGCGGGAACTGGGCAAGGCGTTTCTGCCGCATGAGTGTCTGAACGCTGCCCACCGTGACACGATACCACTCTCCCAGACAGGTCTGCTCTGCCTTTTCCACGGCACATTTCAGACCGCTGGTGCGTTCCAGCTTGTCCGCCGCCTGCTGGAGCAGTTCGCCCCGGTGTGCTAGGATCAGCACCCGGCTGCCGCTGCGGACTTCGTCCTCGGTGATCTTGGCAAAGACAATGGTCTTGCCGCAACCGGTGGGCAGCACCAGCAGCGTCCGGTTTCTGCCCTCGTCCCACTCCCGGTGCACGGCTTCTCTCGCCGCCTGCTGATAAGGTCGCATTTGCATGATGATCGTACTCCTTTCCATACTGGCTCCCCTAACAGGGGAGCTGTCACCGTAGGTGACTGAGGGGTTTCACTCCTTAAAACTGTCCCCTGTTCCAGCCGCCCTGAGGGGCATTCTGGGGCTGCTGCCACGACTGCACATTGCTCTGCGGATACGAGGACTGAGGTGCAGTGTAGGGCTGCTGTGGGGCATTCTGAGCGGTCTGGGGTTGATCGTAGGACGGGTACAGCTTGTCGATCTGGTTTGCCTGTCCAGTTCCGCCGCCGTCCCGCTTTTCATAGGTGCGGATCTTCACATGGCACACGCCGGACTTGCCGCACACCTGTGACCAGTTCATCTGTGCCGCCTGCCCTTTCTGTTTCATGCCGATGCTGGCGAAAAACTCGGACAGCTTCCATTCCATTTTTGTGTGCAGAAACAGGTTCTCCTGCAGGAGAACGCTGCTGCCGTCCGGGCTGAACACCCGGAAGTGGACGATTGCCTTATTGCAGGGCGGAATGTTCGCCGAGCCGGCATGTCTGGCACGGTCGAACTTCTCCACGGTAAAGCGGTAGTCGCCCTCCGGCAGCAGAATAAAGCTGCTCTCCTGCTGGATCTCGTCGTCCCAGCCCAGTTCGTGTCCCTGGGGATTTGCGGTTGTGTTGTATTCGTTCATGTTTGACCTGCCTTTCTGAGGTTGTGTTTTTTTGCGGTTATTTCCGGTTCTGCTGAATCATTTCCAGGATATTCTGCCACCACGGAATGCACCAGCCCTCCACGAAGTCCTGCGGATAGTTCTGCACGGACATATCTGCCGGAAAATAGCCCTTGCTGCCGACTACTGCTTGTAATTCCGACGGCTGTACCTGTGCGGCTGCCATGAGCTGTGCCAGCTGGGGTGCGATGCCGTCCAGAATGTGCTGCGTCTGGACATCTTCGGCGGTCTGCCGGGGCTCTGGCAGCTGTCCGTCTGCGGTGATCAGCAGCTCCGATTCCGCCAGATCCTTTTCCGTGGGCAGTCCGGCAGCCTGTGCCTTTTCTATGACCTGCTGTGCTTTCGGAACAGGTGCGGCAGCTGGTGCAGGTGCCGCGAAGACGGACGCAATGGACGCATATTCCAGGGGCAGCATTTCCGGCAGCCCGAACCGGTTTTTCGCATCCCACCACGCCGTTTTCGTGGTGTACATCACACGGTTGCAGGCAGTCGCCTTGTGCTTTTTGCCCTTGTCGTCGGTGGCGATGACGTGTGTCTGGAACGCCAGAAACAGGGTGATGTCCGACCACTCTTTCAGCAGCGGTGCGATCTTGTTGGTGGTCTTGTTCCCCAGTTTCAGTTCCCAGTGGTCGAACTCTGCGTCGATCTCCGGCAGGGACGCCTTTCGGGTAACGGCGTGGCAGAGCAGTGCCACATTGACCCCTGCCTGCACAAGGCGTTCTGTGCTGTCCAGAAACCGTCCGATCTCCTCCGCCTCGTACTCCCAGCCCTTGCCGTAGCCGAAGCCCTCGATGCCGTTGACCTGATGCTTGCTGCACAGCTGGGCAATGGCGAGGCGTTCTGCCCAGTCGAAGGTGTCGATGCACAAGGTCTGATACTGCCGCTGTGCGTGGGATTCCAGCACGAAGTCCACTTCCTGCTGGAGCATCTCCCAGCTGGTGGGCTTTGGCAGCCGCCGGACATTCATCTTTGAGGTACTGCCCTCGCAGTCCAGAAATACCGCTCCCGGCAGCTGTGCCGCCAGAGAGGTCTTTCCCACGCCCTCCTGTCCGTAGATGACCAGTTTCACGCCGGCACCGGTCTGAATGCCGTTTGTTTCTTCAAAATTCATGTTGCTTTTTCCTCACTTTCGTGCACCGTTCTTCAAATTCTCTGAGTTCTTCTTCGGTAGGTTCATCATTTTCTAAGCCGTACATACATCCACTTTCAAAGCTACAGTCGCACAAGTCGTCGTATGTTTCTACCCAATCCGGATATTTAATCCAGCCATACTGACACCCTTGACAATACTTCATGACGGGATCTATGCAACGAGTCGGTTTATCCATTTAGAACGCTCCTTTCGTCCATGCTTTTTGAATGATCGGCGGTGTCAGCGGCTCGGTCTGCACCGGCTGTGCCGGACGGGTGTCCACAGAATAGCCGTCCTCAATGATGACACTGCACTCGTCCCCGGTAGACACACGGGTGGCAATTGCCTGCAAACCCTCCTGTTCCAGCCACTGCCCGAACTCCTGCAGGGTGACGCTGTCCATCTGTTCCAGCTTGTCCAGCAGCACAAAGCCGCAGTCCGGATTCAGCTTTCGCACAATGGCAGCCGCCACTCGCAGCTGCTCTGAGCCGCTCATGCTGTCCCATTGCTTGCCGTGGTACTGTAGTGTTCCGTTTTCCACCGTCAGCCCTTCCAGCGGCAGGTCGGCAGCGTGCAGCAAGTCCTGTTTCTCCTGCCGCAGTGTGTGGATCTGCTCCGTCAGTGCCTCGTAGTCCTGCCGGTAGGTCTTTGCCTCTTCCTCGGCGTGTTCCTTGTTCAGATTGTCCCGGATCTTCATGTTGATGGCGTCGATCTCCGCAATGCTCTTTTCCAGTTCGGCGGTGGATTCGTCCTGCAGATCCCGTGCGGACATCTGGGCAGTCACAGCGTTCTGCTCTGCCAGTTCCAGACGCTGTTTGGCAGCGTCATAGGCAGCCTGTGCGGCGGTGAGTTCCTGTGCATACCGGGCAGCGTTTTCCCGTTTCCGCTGGTTCTCGCCGTTGCGTGCTAGAATCTCCTGCTGCCGTGCGATCAGCTCCGATGCGGAAACCGGCGTGTTCGGCACGTTCTCCCAGCACTGCAGCTCTGAGGCGTACTTCTGCTTCTGGTCGGCGATTCTGCCGATGGCGGTACGCTGGTTGTACAACCGGCTTTCCTCGGATTCGATCTGTGTCAGCTGCTCACCCACGCCGATGATCTGCAGCAGGATCGCCGCTTTTTCCTTGTCCGATGCGTTCATGAACTTGGGCAGATCCAGTGCCAGTGCAGACAGAAACGAATTCAGCAGCTGCTGCCCTGCCTTGTTGCCGTTGGGATCGATGACTTTCAGACTGCTGTTCTTGCCCTTCCGCTCTACGATCAGACCGTTGGACAGCTCCACATGGAGAATGGGATCGGTGTATGCTCCGTCCCTTGCCGCAGCGGTAGGCTTGTACTTGTCGCCGCCCAGTGCCCACGCAATGGCATCCAGCACAGAGGTTTTCCCCTGATTGTTGTTGCCGCCGATGATGGTCAGACCATTGGCGGACGGTTCCAGCTTTACCGCCTTGATCCGCTTGACGTTTTCGATTTCCAGACTGTTGATCTTCACGCTCATGCTTCTCCCTCCTCGTACAACTCGATGTGGTCGTAGGCGAACTGGACCATATCCCCCAGCACCTGTGTCTTGGTGCGTCCGGTTTCCAGTGCGATCTCCTCCACCAGTGCAATGTGCTCCATCCGCAGGTTCACGCTGCTGAACAGACGCCGTTCACCGTTCTTCCTGCCGGCAGGCTCTTTCTTCTGCATTCTCAGTTTATCCATGATGTTCCTCCTCTGCCGGCTGTTCCGGCTTGTCCGGCGGCAGCAGCAGGCCGATGTGATCGGCACAGTGCAATCTGCCGTCCAGTCCTAAGTACAAGGGCACGCTCCTGATGCCGCAGTTGACGCAGCGGTCTTTCTCGTTCTGGTTATCCACGGCGGCACGCCTCCTCGAATGCTGCTTTGTCCTGTGCAGCTTCCTCGTCCCGTTCGAGCTGCTGGAACTTTTGCAGCAGTCCCATTCCCCGATTCCAGATTTCTTTCGGCATCTCCATGTCGTGCCGGACGCTCTCGATCAGTTCAGCAACGATCTCGCTGTCTTTCAGTTTCGTTTCCATTTGACATTTCCTCCTAAGTGTGATATGATAGTTGTGGTTAATTTTTTTCCATGCCCCCGTTACCGGTTGCCGCCGGTGCGGGGGTTTTCTTTGTGCTGCCGCCAGCCGCTGTGCCGCACACCGTCATACGCCGCAGCTTCTTCCAGTGCGATGCGGATATGCTCCAGACGGGCGGTCAGCTCCGTTTCCTGCTGATTCAGATAGCAGATGTACTCCTGTAGCGTGTCCTGTGCCTGCTCCGGCTCTGCGGTCGCTTCTGCGGTCTGCTTTTCCTGTTCTGCCATTGTCTTTTCCTCCCTGGCTCTGTTACGTTCTTCTTCGCTCATTGCGACATACTTCCCGTAGGAAATCCCCAGTTCTGCGGCTGCCTGTGCAGCTGCGGTCAGCGTGTTCCGTCCTGCTCTGGGCTTGCCGCCTTTGCAGTCCGGACACCGCTTTTGCCGTCCGCCGGTGGGCAGAAACGGCTTGCCGCACACGATGCAGATCTTCTCAGTGGTTGGTCTTGCCATGGCTGCCTCCGATCGGCAGAAACAGCACGTCCTGCCAGTGCATTGTCAGCTCCATATCACCGTGCTCGTTCTTGTACGCCCCGCAGCACTGCAGCGACGGACGATGCTCCACGGTGTACTCTGTGTCGCCGTTGGTGTTGATGTGTTTGTGCTTGATCGTCATATGTCAGTCCTCCTTGTCTGGCACTTCGTCTGCCATTGCCGAAACCATGGCGGCGATGTCACGCAGTACCTTCTGCTTGTCCTCATTGGTGACATTGGCGATAATTGATGCGGCACTGCTTACGGTGCTGAGGCAGCACGCAAACAGCTCGCTGACGGTCGTTTTTTCTGCGACGATATGCACATTCAGCTGATCTGCTGCCTTGTCGATGTCGATGTGGATCTCAATGTGTTTCTTCTTTTCTTCCATGATGATACTTCCTTTCACGTTCTTGATTTACTTTGCGGCATTTTTCTGTGCCTCTACCGCAGCGATCGCTTCATCGGCGTGCTGCTTCACATACTCCAGAAATGCTGCGAAGAAGTCGTTCTGCGGTTCTTTGCCGGAAGAACGAACTTCCACCGGCATCTCTTTCAGGTTGGTTTTTGCCATGTTATGCTCCTTTCTGTGTGCGTGCCGCGTTCTGCTCGCCGATCTGCATTCCGGCGAAGATCGCAGCGATCGCCAGCTGTGCCAGTGCCAGACCGTCCATGGGCGACGTTGCCGCCGCATAGCTCCGGCAGGCTTCCAGATACTGCTCTCTGTCCGTCCTGTCCACCTGTTTCGTCACGGTATTGCTCATATGATTCACCTCGCTTTGCGGAATTGCGGAGCGTCCGGGAGTTGCACCCGGCTGATACTCGTCGCCCCATCTGCGGCAGCATTGCCAGTACTGCCGCATGGATAAGAAAGGAGGTATTCGCCACAATGGCGATTGAAGATTGAAGATGTTGGTAAGCGGTTTTGCGTCATGCTCGGGACGGATGGAAGATATAAGCCTGTGTGCGTTATGGTGTCGTGTGTTCGAGTATTTCCTTTGCCGCATCATGCGGCAGCAGCATCTGCCTAAGTTGCTGCATCCGGCGTTCCATCGCTGCGGCAGTTCCGAATGTTTCTAAAGCCATATCGTCGCCTGTGCCGAATGAATAGTACACCTTGTAAGTTTTAATGTTGGCACTAATACCTGCCAGTTTCTCGGTATTTACAAGAGTTCCATCATTCAATTCGATCCATTTCATGTTTACATCTCCTCTGTCAGCTCGATCATTCGCAATTATAGGATTTTCATTCTCATCGGTTACGGCAAATTCTTTCCTTGTGGTAAGAAAGCAGCCGTTCGGCATCTGACAATTTCCTTTTTGGCACTCTGTATTTTTCTGTGGGTCACACAGATACAGAGTGCTTTTTTCATCGGTTTTCATTGCTTTACACCTCCTCTGCGTTGAAACAACACTCTCACTTTCTCCGGAACAGCCACAGCAGCAATCCCAGTGTGGCGGCACTGACAAGCACGTCGGCGACACCCAGAACGATTTTCAATGTGTCCATGTGTTTTCTCTCCTCTCATGGAGTTGACAGCGTGCGGAATTTATGGTATACTAATCCTCGCCAGATGCCGTTTACATCTGGTTTGGACTAGTATCGGTGTTAGCCGATCAATGTGGCAATCAGTTCAATGATTGCTTTTGTGAGTTGAAGAATTGCGGTGATCAGGACGATCGTTTTCAGTGCGTTGTCTTGATTGCCGCTTTTCTTCTGCCGTTTTTTCGGCTTCCGCTGTTTCGCCACGCTGTCAACTCCTTTCTATGTATTCAGCTTTGTTCGGGTTTGTCCCTTGCTGTGATTCTATAATATCACATATCCGAACATTTGTCAATGCGTTTTGTTCGTTTTTGTAACATTGCACAAAAGAGTTGGTTCGCTTTCGTGCAAAAAAGATACTTTTTCCCGAAAGTCAAACACAGATATTGACAAATGTTCGGTTTTGTGATATTCTATTATTGTAGAGAGGAGGTGAAAAAATGATTGGCGATACATTAAAACGACTAAGAACGAAAAAAGGTCTTACCTCAGAAGAACTGTGTTCTAAAATCGGAATAAAAGGCGGTTCATATCGCAATTACGAACGCAACGATCGAAAGCCAGACTACGACACACTTGTAAAACTCGCCGACTTCTACGGCGTCACCACCGACTACCTTTTAGGCAGACCGACCGCCCAGCCGCCGACAGATGCGTTGGAGCGACTGTTCACGGAGAAGTCTTTTTCCGCTCTGGAAGAGGAACTGCTCCGAAAGTACATGGAGCTGCCTCACGAGGCGCGGCAGGCAGTGGTGCGGTTCATCAATGACGCCACTGCAAAGGCATTGCAGCGAAAGAACGGCACTGCTCCGCAGAAGCTGCTTGTCATGAAACGCAGTCTGCACAAGGTGTCCGCCGGAACCGGCTATGATCTGAACGATTCTGACGCATGGGAAACCGTCACCGTTAAGGATACGGACGACAGCCGCAAGGCAGACTTCCTGCTGGAGATCGAGGGCGACAGCATGGAAACCACGTTCCACGACGGTGAAACCGTCTGCGTACAGCAGACTCCCTGCGTGGAAGTCGGTGAGATCGGCGTGTTCTGGGTGGACGGCTACGGCTACATCAAGGAACTGGGCAACGGCTGCCTGATCTCCCACAACAGCAGCTATGACCCCATCCCCCTGCAAGGGACAGAAAACCGCTGCATCGGCCGTGTGCTGGGGACAGCCGATGTGATTGACGACTAACCAATTCTATGTTTCCGGAAATATAGAAAAACGCCCTGTGACGGACAAGCCACAGAGCGGTTTTCTATACTCCCATTCGACAGGATTCGACAAACCGGTAACAATTCGATTACAGTATTTGTCGAATCATTGAGAAGTCTATGAAAATGTGGTATGATTAAGACGGCATAACCAAATTCCATAAAGAAAGGACCTGATCGATCATGCCAAATTATCATTCCTCAGGAAAAGAGCCGTGGTATCGTCAAGACGGTGTCATTGCTCTGCTCACGATTTTCTTTCCCCCATTGGGACTGATCCTGATCTGGGCACACCCCAGATACCAGAAACGCACCAAAATTCTTTGGACTGCCGTAGTCGCCGGCGTTGTCTTTCTGACCTTTACCGGTTGGTTTGGTGTTGCCCTGATCCTGTCGGCGGCACTCTGGTTCTGGGTGTACAAGAAACATCCTGCTCTGTCTGCCGCAGATGCACCGTCCGGACGGGTGTGTGCTTACTGCGGTGCACAGATGCCAAACAACGGCGTATGCCCTTACTGCGGAGGTAGAAGCAATGATGGAGAATAAGACGTTTCGCTGGATCGCTTTCGCTGTTTCAGCAGTACTTGCCGTGATTGCGATCTTCGCCCACACTTTCAGCGGCTTTCTCTGCTTTGCCGTCGCCGCATTCATTTTCATTCCGGTGAACCGGCTCTTTGAAAAACTGGACAGCGAACTGGATCCGAAATACCGCAAACGTGCCACAGCGATCACGGCAGGCATTTTCCTGGTCTGCGGACTGCTGGCGTTCACCACTGCCGGCAGCCACACTAGCAGCAGCCAAGAGTCGGACAGCACTGCCACGACTACCACAACTGCGGTCACTACCACGACTGCCGCAGAAACGACCACCACAACGACGAAAGCAACTACCACAACAACAACGACGACTACGACAGAAGCTACCACAACAGCAGCAGAAACCACAACAGCAGAAACCACAACGGCTGCGACAGAACCGCCTGCTCCGGCACAGGAAGAAACTCCGGCAGAGCAGCCGGCGGCAAATGTGTTCACTTATGTCATCAATACCGGCAGTGGAATATTTCACTATCCCAGCTGTTCCAGTGCGAAAAGAATTTCCGACGCAAACCGCAGCGAATATACCGGAACACGAGATGATCTGATTGCACAGGGATATTCTCCTTGCGGCAACTGCGATCCATAATGCAATCGTAACCACACAAAAACGCCCTACCGAAACCGGCAGGGCGTTGTACACAAACAATTTACAAACTTATTTTTCTCATACCTCTTGACAATACGTAATACGTATGCTATAATAGTATTGTGCTCAGGGAGATGAGTACAATACCGGGGCAAGCGGGTATAGGAAGGAGGCTCAAATGGAAGAAATGACAGACAAACAAATGGAAGTGATTCTGAATCTTGTGGCTGACAAGTTCGCAGCATGCAAGGACATGGACGAAGTCAAAAAGGCAGTCCAGGAAGTACGGAACATGGCAAAAAAAGATAAGCCCACCGAATAAACGATAGGCTTACACAATCGAAACACGAAAGAGCGGTTCTTGCCACCGCTTTTTTGTGTTATCTCATTATACCACACTTCCCCGCTTTTGGCAAGATACTTTTTTCGGAGGTGCAGCATGACACCGCAAAAGAAATACGATCTGGCAAACACAAAGACGTACACGATCAAAGTCGTAAAGACAACAGAAAAAGACATCATGGACAAGTTGGACAGCGTACCCAACAAAGCCGGATACATCAAGGCATTGATCCGCAAGGATATTGAAGAAAACGGATAAAAAAACCGCCCCACGGCGGCAACCGTGAAGCGGCAAGAGGAAAAACTATTGCTATAATAGACTTCCCAAAGCAAGGTCTATTATAGCATATTTCCTCTGAAAAATCAAGTCTTAGGAGGAAATTTACACATGAATGCAGTGATCTACGCCCGTTACAGCTGCGACCGGCAGACCGAGCAGTCCATTGAGGGACAGCTTCGGGAATGCAAGGCGTTTGCAGCGTCTGAGGGCATTAACATCATCGGAGAGTACATCGACCGTGCGATCAGCGGCACGACTGCCAACCGCCCGGAGTTTCAGCGAATGATCGCCGACAGCAGATACAAGACTTTTCAGGCGGTTATCGTATATAAGCTTGACCGCTTCGCCAGAAACCGCTATGACAGTGCTATGTACAAAAGCAAGCTGAAAGCCAACGGCGTAAAGGTCCTTTCTGCCAAAGAGCACATCACAGACAGCCCGGAGGGCATCATTCTGGAAGGACTGCTGGAGGCAATGAACGAGTACTACAGTGCGGAGCTTTCCCAGAAGATCAAGCGTGGCATGCGTGAGAATGCCATCAAGGGCAAGACTACCGGCGGCAACGTGGCTCTGGGCTACCGCATCGGAGCAGACAAGCAGATGGAGATCGACCCGGCAGGTGCATCACTGGTACGCCGGATCTTCACCGGCTATGACAGCGGCATGACATTCACTGAGATCTGCGACGATCTGAACCACGCCGGCTATACTACCAGCCGCGGCAAGCAGTTCCGCATTGATACCATTTCCCGAATCCTTGCCAACCAACGATACACAGGGACGTTCCAGTGTGCCGGAGAAGATGCCCACTGTCCCCCGATCATCGAGCCGGAGCTGTTCCGGAGCGTGCAGGAACGTCTGACGGAATCCAGACACAAGCACCGCCACACCCAGAGCCCCCATGAATATGTGCTGACCGGAAAAGCGATCTGCGGCACTTGCGGCAGACGGCTCACCGGCAGGGCCGGAACCAGCAAAACGGACAAGCGGTATTATTACTACTGCTGCCCGAACAAATGCTGCGGCTGGCTGCCTGCTGCGGAACTGGAACATGCTGTGCTGGATGCGATCGCACAGTACACTACTCCGGAGGCGTGCGAGCAGATCGCAAATGCCACCTATGCACTGTACCAGCAGAGCACCCACGAAAACGCCGATCTGACGGCTGCACAGCGACGATTGCAGGAAACGGAAAAGAAACTGGAGAACGCCGTAAACGCCGTGCTGAACGGCATCACGTCGGCAGCCCTGCAGGCGACCATGCAGCAGCTGGAACAGCAGAAAGCGGCTCTGGAAACGGAAGTGCGACTGCTGCAAACCGACGCACCGGAGCTGAAGCTGGAGCATTTCCAGTACTTCGCACACCGTCTGCTGGAAGTACAGGCAGAGGGCACGGAGAAGATCTTGCAGCTGCTTGTGAATCAGGTCATCGTGTACAAGGAGCAGATCACGGTGCTGGTCAATCTGACCGATAAAACAAAAACTCCCCCGCTGGAGCAGGTAACCGCTGCTCTGCGGGAGAGTTCGTGCAGTATTGCGTGTGGTGGAGGCGACGAGAATTGAACTCGTGTCCGAAAACAAATCCACACAACTTTCTACGAGCGTAGTTTATCTACATTGATTCCCTTTCAAAACCGCCGGTAAACAGGCTGCTAAGAAAGGTAGTTCAAATCCGATCCTGCGGTGTGAACAGGCCGCCGGAACGTTCACCACTGCAATGATGCCGCAGCGTAGGCCGTGGTACTCCTACGGGCGACAGTAGCTGACTTAGGCAGCTACCTGCAGGCTCTTGTTAAAGCTTACAGAAAAGTTCTTTTTAGCGTTTAATTTTAAACGTGCCGCTGTTTAAAGAGATGCGACAATCTCTGCTCGCTTATCATGCTTCATCGTCCCCGTCGAAACCGTTACGCCCCCATTCTGCCAATCT